CTTGTTAATCTGGGCAGACACAAGGGCTTTCAATAAATCGGGAATCCCCAGGAGCCTGCCGCCATATTCAACATAATACGTCCAAATTGACGGTTTGCTCCAGGTTGGCGCGATTCTTACTCTTTGTACTAAAAATTCGCCACTAATGCCACGGTCTGGCAGGTCAATGGTAACGATTTGCCCCGGCCTCCACCCGTTTACCTCGGTTTCAAAACTGCCGCTTACAACGGGGTTTGCGTGTTCTCGAAGGTCGGCCAACCCCGCCGCTTCTGCTGCTTCGATGGTAATTAGAGATTCTTCCACTATTTTATGCTCATAAACACCATCGCCGCCCTGGATAGCGGCAATTCTCTGCTGGGATTCCATATTTTCTACCATCGTTATAACGTCCATGGGGTACTTAAAGGTAAAAGCAACGGTCGCCCCGGCCTGTGGTGTCGGAGTATGGCTTGAACACCGGATATATTTATCTCTTTGAGAATACATCCAGGCATATTGAGATTCATCGTCAACACCGACCAGACCGGGCTTCATTTGTGGACCTTCTGAAACTGATACCCAAGGTTCGTGTGGTTCAAATGGCAATACCCAGATTCTTTCCTTTCCGTCTGCAACAAACTCAAATATCTGCGGGTCTGACAGGAACTTGCCGCCAAGCACATATACCCTGTTCCGTAACCCCTGGGTGTTGATTTTGTGCCTTAAATCCCTGAAATACCCGCCTAGTCTTAAAACCATCGGCGCTGGCTGAACATAGGTGTTTATATCAAAGAAATGCAAGTCTTTGTAATAATCAACAAACCAATGCCAGCCAACGTAGTCACATAACTGCCTAAAACATTCACTTACCGGGATGTAATCGAACCTGATATACTCGATAACCGGGGCATCGCTCTGCACCCCGTTCACCGTGAAACCAGGGCAGTAAAGGTTGGCAATATCCCGGAAAATAAAATCGGCTGATTGGTTTTCGTAGGTTTCCACAACCAGCCTCCTGTCCAGCATAACCGTGTAATCATCACACTCAACGCCCCATATTTTCAGGTCTTTGTCTATCAGTTCAGATTTTACAACGATTCCAGCGAATAACCTGGGGTCGCCAACTATTTCATCGTCTTCGATTATTACTTCTTCGCCTTCGACTGGGCGCTGGCCTGCTACATGAAAAGAACAGGTGTCAATCTCGTATGTTAACGCCTGTTCTATGACCAATTCGTCATTTGCCGGCGGCCAGCGGTTAACACCGCCGATTATTAACCTCCTAGCCACGGAAAATCCTCACCCCTAGCCTATGCAATTCCCGCAAAAGGCTTTCGGCCATATCCCTGCCACTACTGCCGCCTTGCACGGTTATATAAAAAGTGTTGCCGCCGTAGTTGTTGCTGGTATTAGATATTGACGGACCCAGCGCCGCAGGAGCCAGTGAAGCCATTCTTGACATAACGGCTTCCAGTTTCGGCAAATTGAGCTTGATTCCATTAGCAAAGGTATTGACCAGGGCAGCGCCCCATTTATTCAAGCTTTTCAACGGCCCCACCTTTGCCGGACTATGCGGCATGTAAGCATCTACGGTCATAGCCATGTTTTCCAGGGTTTTCCTGAGCCGGTCAAACTGGCTTTCCATTCCACCGATAAAGTTTGACACAAGCTCTACGCCGTAGACAGTTCCAGCCTTTGCTATGTCTTGAAATTTTTCTTCTATCCGCTTCATCTCATCTTCGGCATTCTTGCGGATTTCAGCGTTCTTGCGCTCCCACTCGGCACGGTACATTTCAAGTTGCTGCTGGGCAGCCTGCCGGATTTCGATCAGCTTCTTTTGCATATCTGCCTTCTGGCGCTGTAGCTGGTCCACAGCCTCCCGCCGGGCCTGTTCGTTCTTCTCCCGCCAGAGGGCAACATATTCCTGTAACTGCTCGTCAGTCAGTGTGTTTAAAGCGGCGATCTCCGGCCCAGCCTTAGGTCCCATCTGGCGCAGCTCTTCAATCAGCCCCTGGTCAACTCCCCGTGCTGCTAGGGCCTGGATGTTTTCAGACCAATTTTCAAAGGCATCCACTTGGCCGCGCAAATTGGCCAGCAAGGTTTCACCGGAGACGTCGCGCCTGGCAACCTCATCAAACAGACCGACAAAGTTTGATAGCGCACGGGTGCGCTCCTCCACGGCCCGGTTGTACTCTTCGGTGGTGCGCCGTTCTTCTTCGCGGACATTGCGGTTGACCTCCTCAACTTTTCTCTGGTAGTCCTCCAGAGCCGCCGCCAAGTCGTCCTTGTATTTCTGCTCTACCTTGTCGATCTCAGCCGCTAGGTCACGGAATTCCTGGGCATGGTCCTTCAAGGCATTGGTGGTCTCATATAGCTGTTTTTCCAGATCAGATAAAGCTTTTTGCTCTTCCAGCACTTTCAGTTTGAGCTTTTGGGCCTCTTCTGAGTTCTCACCCTTTTGGGCCTTCATCTGCTCATAGCCTGTGTTGGTTGCTTCTACAACCTGCCTCTGGATTTCAATCTGAGCAGTCAATGAGTCTATATCATTCCTTAATTGCTGGGCTTTGCTACCGGTCATATCGAGCTGGTTGCCGGTGATTTCAAAAGCTGTCCTGATTTGAGACAGCCGGGTTTTAAGACTGTCTGCTGCAACCTCCCACAGCGCGTTTGTAGCATCATAGAGCTGCTTTTCCAGGTCCGAAAGGGCCTTTTGCTCTTCCAATAGTTTCAGCTTGAGCTTTTGAGTTTCTTCCGAGTTCTCACCTTTCTCGGCTTTCATCTGCTCATAGCCCTCATTTGTTGCTTCTATAATCTGTTTTTGGATTTCTATTTGAGCAGTCAGGGAATCTATATCATTCCTGAGTTGTTGAGCTTTATTCCCGGTGATGTCCAGCTGGTTGCCGGTGATTTCAAAAGCTGTCCTGATTTGAGACAGCCGGGTTTTAAGACTGTCTGCTGCAACCTCCCAAGCGGCCTTGAGCTCTTTAGCCGCCTTGGAACCGGCGGCTGCCATTTGAGCGAATGCATCCGCTGACTCGTTGCCACCGGAAGTTTCGGTACTAGGAGAGACTGAGGATTCAAATCTCCTTCTAAAATCGGCAAAGCTTAGTCCCTTACCCGGGGTTGACCAGCTTGAAAATGCTTCCTGCATCTCACCAGCAGATGCACGGAGAGAGGAAGCAGCTTCCCTCAATTTGGCCGCCTGTTTCTCGGCTTCCTTGCTTGCCGCGTCTCCTTTGGTTTTAATAGCTGCCTGGGCGCGGTCAAAAGCTGATTCAAAAGAGGGGGCTATCTTGCCCAGCACTCCGACTAGGGGTTCTACGGCATCCATGATGCTCTGCAGGATGCGATATACTACCTCTTTCAGCTTATTGAAAGCGGTCATAATAGACGCAACCGCTACTTGAAAGGCGCTTGATATTACAGCACCGGTTGTTTTCACCTTGTCCTGGATGCCGAACATATTGTCCGACCAGGCTTTATAAATCGTATAAGCCAAGGCCGCTATCGCCGCGCCGACAGCCATAAACGGGAGTAGCGGAGCCATCGCCCCCCAAATAGCCGTCGCTAGGGCCACAAACGCGGGTATCAACGCAGCGGTTATTGCCCCGGCAATGGCGGCAATGGCCGTCTTCGCGCGAGTAGAAAGCTGATCGAAAAGCCCCTGCAGGCCTTCCTCTCCGATGATCGCCTGCAAGCGTTCGAGGGCCTCAACAGCCGACTTGAGTTTGCCCTTGAGGTTAAAGGTCTCAATCAGATCGTCGCCGATCTGGGTGAGGATCATCGATACGTTGTCCTCGAAGTTCGACCAGATGCCCAGCAGGGAATCTGATTGCTTCTGCATCATATCGGGGAAGCGCTCGTTCATCCCCTCGATGATGGCATTGATGCCCTCCGCAGCGGATATGCCGCCCTTTGAGGCTTTGTCCATGGCTTCAGGGATGGAAACTCCGATCTTCTCAGCCAGTATATCCCAAACAGGAATGCCCAGCTCGGCCAACTGCATCATCTCTTCAGCAGTTACCTTACCTTTGGCTTGCATTTGGCCTAGTGCACGGACAACGCGCTCAATTTCAACCGCGCCGCCGCCAAGACCGGACACGGCGTTTCCGATGGCTTCCATCATGGGAATAATCTGTTCTGCTTGAAAACCGAATGCCAGAAGTTGCCGGGCAGCAGTGGTGAGGCCTTCAATTTCAAAAGGGGTTTTAGCTGCGAAGTCATACAACTGCTTTATAAAGGCGTCAGCAGCTTCAGCACTCCCCAACATCGTAGTAAAAGCTATTTTAGTCTGTTCCAGGTCTCCGGCCATTTTGATAGATTTGAGTCCAGCAGCCATGAGCGCGGACCCGATAACACCCAGGCCAGCGGCCAGTTTCTTACTGCTATCTTCTGCCGCAGCCATGCGTCCTTTAAGGCCTTCTAAGCGGGACTGCACACTCTTTATTCCCTGCTGAAATTTTGCATCATCCACGGTT